AAGAGTTTGCGTCTTGCTTTGATTCTTTCACCTACTGTCATAGAAGAAACCTCCTTTTTTATCTACTATTATAAATATAATTCGCATAATTGCAACAAATATTTAAAAATAAAATAAATAATTCGCATTTAACGCAAAAATAATATTGACAAATTTCGCCATAAGATTTATTATTTAGACAATCGCATGGGATGCGAATTAATTCGGAGGGAGATATTTATGGTTAACGTAAACAAATTAAAAGGTAAAATCGTTGAAAAGGGATTAACGGTCGAAGTGCTGGCTGACAAGATTGAAATCAATAGGAGTACGCTTTACAGAAAGATCAATACCGATGGAGAAACATTCTCTATTAGGGAGGCTGACAAGATTGCCTCTGCTCTTGATCTGAATGCTGAAGAGGCGAACGCCATTTTTTTTAGCCAGTATGTCGCATGATGTGCGAATTTGAGGAGGTAAACGAAAATGGATATCAACAAGATCCGTGAAATCGTAAGAACATCGAATAGAATGGCAGCTGCCTTGGTGTATGAGGACATAAAATCAGGATGTGAAACATGCGGCGAAGTAAGGGGACGCTTTGAAGCGATGGCAGATTGGCTAAGAAATGATGAGAGATGCACTGAGATAATGAAAGTGGCCAAAGGAATTATGGATGAAGAGTTGGGCGCTCTGCCATTAACAAAACGCCCGTGACTTCAGTAGAGGTAGATGCTATGGGATAAATTTGAATTCGATTTTAGTTGTATCAGGTAGTTTGTAAAATTCGAAGCCAGCTTCTGCTGCATCAGCAAACAAAACGCACGAAGGGTTTGAAGCAAGATGGCTGAACCGAGCACCGCAAGCCGGGCAAACAAGATGGCGGTCAAATTCGCTAGACTTGTAGAAATCTTTATTCGACATCAAAATCTGGCATTCGCAATGGCATTTTAACAGAATCATGGAATCGCCTCCTTTCAAGGGAGAGTGTACCACCGACGAGATGGAAAATCAAGGAAACGTTATATAGAAGAAAGGAGAAGCAGGACATGTTAGATGTAAATCCGAATGGTGTCTACACAATTGAAGAGGTCGCTGAAGGCCTTGGGGTATGTAAGGGCACCGTATATAACATGGTCAACCAGGACGGACTAAAGAGTAGCCGGATCAGAGGCAACACATATGTGCGGGGAACGGATCTCATGAACTTCCTTTTCCCGGTCCAGGACAGCCCAAAGCTGAGACTGGCGGAGTGATTGGAAAGGTAAAGCGCAATGGAGAAAAGAGAAGTTGAAGCAAAACTGATTCAGGAAGGTATTAAACCAAATTTGGACGGATTCAGGTACATCGTCGACGCGGTAGTCGGTCACGATTCCAGCGAGAGAATCGGAAGTGTTTATTCTGAGGTCGCTCAGAAGAACAATGTCAAATGGCAGAACGTTGAGCGCGGGATCCGGACGGCGAAGGAGAAATCGGAAAAGTATAAAAGTTATACCTGTGGCGAGCTGATCGCAGTGCTCCGCTGGGAGCTGCAGCAGCCGGCGAGTTGAAGAGGGAGGAAAATATGAAATATTTTAGATTTGATCGGAAGTTGATGGAGAAGACTGAAGAGGTTTTGTTGAAGCAGTTGGATCTCCTCGGGCAAGATGCAGTCAGTAAGGACAAGAAGACGATGTCTTGTGAAATCATAAATACTTTGTCTAGAATGCTGGATGTCAATGAGGTAAGTGTTGAGTTGCCAAAGGCTCATACATGGAAGTGGGGAGACCTTGACATTCAGGGTTTAGGCCAAATCCTTGAAAAGCTTGATTATGAAATTGGAAAGCAGCAACGGCTGAAGGATCAGGGAGAAAACTGCGCGCTGGAGGATGAATCTGCTGCGGAGGTGGCGCCGAACAAGTCTGCTCTTAGATTGAGTGTCGATTCGACTGAGTTGGATATGGCAATTGAAAAAGCGAACCAATTGCTTTTGCTTGTGGAAGAAGTAAAAAAGTCAATTGATTCGCTGTGTAAATACTCAGCTACTGATCTTGCCGTACCGACTATTCTTCCGGAGAAGTCACGTCGAGACCAAGGGACTTTAGAACGCTGAGTGTATTGGATGTGCTGAGTTCAATAGCGGTTCGCAGGTAAACTTGAAGCAAACGGCTGATGTATGTGTGGTAGTCCGGGTCTTTGTTTTCGGACAGGAAAGATTCCATCTCTTTCCTATGTTGTTTCTCAATATAATCAAGGTTTGCATTAATCGTATCGGCTGCCGTGTCGCTGATCAATGAAAATAATTCATCTTGATTCATTTCAACCACCTCCTTTCAAAGGAGAGTGTATCACCGGCGCAATGGAAAATCAAGGAAATAAGAGGAGGGGTCATGGAAGTCAAGGTAAACACAGCTGCATTCGTCCGGGCCGTCGGGATGGTCCTGCAGGCGGCGGATGTGGGAATCGATAAGGCTGTCCTGTATGACGATGAGACGGTAGAAATCACATACAGCTCAGGCCGAAGCCAATTTGTGGATATTGCCAGAGATAGCCGGCTGGAGATCCTGAAGGACATCATCCAGGCGGTCAGTGAGAGGTAGGTTGCCAATGAAAGCAAAGGGAATAGATCTGAAGCAGTACGCAGCGGAGAGGATCGCAGAGAGAGAAGTTTATCCAGTCTGGCAAAAGCCCAGGGGCTTCGGAGACTATGACGGTGTAGGGCTGAAGTGGTCAGAGTATAGCTGGAAATGCGAGGACAAGATCGCATACGAGGTGGCAGTGGAAGAGATTCTGTCCATCAAGGTAATTGTTCACCGGAATTCGGAAAAGCAAATCAGCTATATGGTCAAAATCGAATCGTATCGGAACAATGAAGTTGAATATCCCTTCATCACCGACACGGTGGAGCAGGCCTTCGCCATTAAGGATGCTTTGGATGATATGCTTGCTTGCTTCGCCAGCGGTGAACGTCCGGGAGGCGATCCGATTGAATAGGATCTGCATCAAGTGTGGACTACCTTGGGTGGTCAGCGATCTCGCTAAGGTAGGACGGGACGGATATGTTTGCCCGCATTGTGAACAGAAGGCAGCCGTCGGCCGGGATCGGCAGCCAGGCAAAAAGGCTCAAAGCCAGCCTCGGAATGAAGGATCAAAAGGAAGGATGAAACGAGATGCCAAACGAAAGAAAAATGCTGACAGGTACATGTAAGTTTTGCAAACAGTCTCAGATGATTGAAGCTGAGACAGAAGAAGACGCTGACAGGAAAGTCACCGCAGCCTGCTCCTGTGAAGAGGGCCAGTCTGCCCGGCGGATCGATAACGCCAGAGTAATCGTCGAAAGAGATTTCAAGGACTTCTCCGGAGAGACGGTCGACCTGGTCCAGCGCATAGTCGCTGCCGTTAATTTCGGAGTTATAGGTTCGGCCAGCGTCAAGCTCGATGGAACGACAAAAGTCACGGTCGCCTTAACTTCCAAGGATAAGATCGCGGTTGTCCGGACGGACACGGAGGTCTATAAGGAGGAAATCTGATGAACTCATCACTGGCCATTTTTGAAACCATGAACGAGGGTCGCCCGGTCAGCCGGAAAGAAGCTGAAGAGGCGATCGTAGTCCTGACGGATATGCTCACAGAGGCCAGGGAGGAAGGGCCGGAAGGGTATGTGATCCGGCTGCAGGACAGCATCGAGCGGATTAAAGAATATCGTAAGCGCCGCTGCGTTAAGCCCCGGAGCATCGGTGAGATCCAGAGAGATCTCGAAGCCGCTCAGCAATTGATCTATGAATATCGAGTTAAGAGACAATATGGGATGGCCGCGAAATGGGAGCACAATCGTGACGAATACGATCATGAGTATCGTGACGCTCTGCTGGGGAAGATGTATATCCCGGATTTGAAGGAGGTTGAGGGCAATGTTAAAGATTTTATTCCGGAAGGATTCCAGGTTTGCCTCTAGTGAGAGCAGGAGCCAGTATCGCAAGTATCGGAGAATCAGGAAGAGGCTTATGCTGATCGGTCTCATATTCGCAGTCGCCTTTATCAGCTTTATGAGAATCGATTCTGTTTGCGGGCTTGCTCCTGAAGATCTGCCGGAGCTGCCGGACACGACGCCGGCCGCAGTTCAGACTGTGACGCAGCCGGAGCCGAAAGCGCCGCTCTATGATATCCCGCTTTCAAGTGATCTGCAGGAATATACATATCAGAAGTGCATCCAGTATGACGTCGACTATGTGATGGTGCTGGCGATCATGCAGGAGGAAAGCGGATTTAAGACAGATGCGGTCAGTCCGGGAGGCGACTGCGGGATTATGCAGATCCGGAAGGACAATATGAAATATCTGGAGGATGCCCTGGGTGTGACCGATCTAATGGATCCAAAGCAGAACATCGAGGCCGGGATCTTCTGGCTCTCCGGGATCTGCAAGAATAACACGGATCCGGAAAGGATCCTGATGGTTTACAACATGGGAGGAAATATTGCTCAGGATCTCTGGGACATGGGCCGGTATAGTACGGGATATTCTAGAGAGGTCATGAGGTTCATGGATGAGATCAGCGCTAAGCCGCTGACGGTATGAAGGGAGGGACCGAAATTGAAAAAGAAACTTTGCTGGTAAAAGGAAGAGACCGCCTGGTGCAACAGGACGGTCTCGAAGGATTTATAGGTTATATCTAGATTATAGTTTTGGCCTTGCGAATTGTCAAGGCGTGGAGGTTTTAGACCATGGCAAAGAAAAAGACTAAAGTAATAGAGCCTACAGAAGAAATGACGGAAGATATTGAAATGACGGACAACGAAGACGCTGAAGAATATGAAACGGACGATCAGGATCGTGAGGAATTCTTAGAGGATCATGAAATGGATGAAATGAATTCATATGAGAATCTTATTGAATCCCCGGAAGGCGAATCCGAAGATGATTCGGCCTCGCTGATCATTGAAAAAGTGATCGAGGGACCATGGCGCGTCAGGTGTCCGTTTTTCTCATATAAAGACGAGAGTGAAGCCCGGGAAGGCCTCGAGCTTGACTGCTCATATTGCAACCTCGTGTCTCTGCAGACATATCATGATTCCGCTGCGGATGTGGATGATACCATGCAGAGATTCTGATGAGGATCATGAGGAGCTGAAGACATGCGGCCACTGCTGCAATGCTTCGCTGAATAGTCAGGATCTCTGCCGGCAGAATGCAGGCGATGCTCCTGAATTATGTCACTGCATGTTTGACGGTATCGATCGTTTCCGGTCTACATATTATCGCAGAGCCCAGGAAGGCGGCTGTCATTTGTTTAATAGATATCTGGACGCTGCTCCGACGACAGATGAGAATTCTTTGGCCGTACCTGCTCCGGAGGATCTCGCAGAAGCCAGGACTCCGGATGTAATCGCATCGGAGATCAACGCGATCAAGACGCAGACAATGAAGACGGTCTTGATCAACTCCATCACGATCGGCGGGAAGCTGACGGAGGCAAAGGAAATGGTCGGCCATGGCGGATGGGGTGGATGGCTTTCTGAAAAGGTCAACTATTCTCAGGACACAGCTGAGAATCTGATGAAGCTTTTCCGCGAATATGGTCCTTCGCAGCTCAGCCTTTTCGGCTCAATAAATTCCGATACGTTTCGGAATTTGGGGTACTCTCAGGCGCTCGCCCTCTGCGCGATCCCTGTTGATGAGCGCGAGGGATTTGTCCAGGGGAACGATGTCGGGAAGATGAGTATCAGGCAGCTCCAGAAAGAGATCGAGCAATATAAGCAGGCAGTGAGAGACGCAGAGGCGAAGGCGAACAATCTGGACTGGAAGGCACGGAACGGAGATTATTATCAGAAAAGAACCACTGAGCTCTCGAATGAAAATTATAAACTGCGTAATGAGCTACGGGAAGCGACCGGTTCCGAGAAGGAACGTGTCGAGGTCATGCCTCAGTCGGCCATATCCTACATAACCGACAACCTTGAGGCTTTCTTTGAAAAAGTCGCCAATGATCTCCCTGATAAGAAGATCATGAAGATCTATGTGGATGCCTACAAGGAAAGGCCGGAGGCCAGTGGGTACGTGGTAGGAAATATCGATGATCTTGTACAGGAGCTGAGAAAAATCGTCGAATGGGTCGCAGAGCTCTCTCCGGATTGCTACGACTGGCCGAGTCTGGATTGGTGTAATCTGGGATCCGAAGGCCACGGAGCCGATGGAGAGTAGCCGGCCATGGGACAGGGGAAGAACTGGACCGAGCAGGATTCTGACTATCTGAAAGATAATTGGGGGTCCAAGTCGATTGATGCGATCTGTAAGGCGCTGAAGAGAAATAAGAATGCCGTCATGATCAAAGTTTGCCGACTTGGACTCGGCCCCTTCCTGGAGAGCGGTGAGTATGTCACTTTTAATCAGCTGCTTATTGCTCTTGGTGTTGCGAGCTACAGTTACAAGCCGACTTCATGGATCAAGAATAAAGGCTTTCCAGTAAAAATGAAGAAGGTCGGGAAATGCCGCTGGCGAGTAGTCTACATCACGGACTTTTGGAAGTGGGCGAAGGAAAATCGAAGCTTCATTGACTGGTCAAAGGTCGAAAAGAACATCTTGGGAAAAGAGCCGGCTTGGGTCGACGATATACGGAAGATCTCACAGAAGAGATCCCTGGCAGTAAGGCAGACGCCTTGGACTCCTGAAGAGGATCAGATCCTTAAAAGCCTTCTGAATGAATTCAAGTATACCTGCTTTGAAATTGCAGTCAGGCTGCACCGAACGGAAGGCGCGGTCATGAGAAGGATATCGACGCTCCAGCTAAAGGCCAGACCCTTGAAGCAAGATAATCATAATCTGTGGACGGATGAAGAATGCAGAAAGCTTGTGGACCTGCTGGGACGAAGGACGAGCTATGAAGTCATGACAAATGAGCTTAAGCGCTCAAGTAAAGCAATCAGAGGCAAGGTCTACAGCATGTATAAAACAGAAAACATCGATAAGGCAGCGGCCATGATCGGGAAGTTGAAGGAGGCGCAGTGAGAATGACAGAAGTGAGATCTGAGGTGATGGATTTTATCGAGGATGACTTAGAGCACATCATCCGGATTACTGACATCCTGATCCTAGCTGCTGAAGGGTGCTGGATTTTGCAGGTATCGCTTAGAGGACTGAAACAATTCGCCAAAGAATCGCTGTGGCTTGTGAGGTCTGTTTTGAAAGGTAGGTAAACCATGACACAGAATAAATTGTCGGATCTGAACAATCATCTCTTTGCCGAGCTGGAGCGCTTGGGAGATGAATCCCTGACCGGGGAAAAGCTTATTGAAGAGATCAGTCGTGCCAAGGCGATCAACGAGGTTGCTGAGCAGGTCGTATCCAATGCCTCCCTGGTTTTAAAGGCGCAGATCGCAGTCGGTGACAGTATGCGGGCCGACATGAAGCTGCCGCCAATGCTTGAGGGCTGATCTGGTGAAAAAGTATCCGGAAGAGATTGCCGCATTTATTGAAAGAAATGCCAGCGGGCGCTCAACTTACGAATTGACGGATATGATTAATGCTGAATATGGAACGACGCTCACTCGGTCGCAGATCAGGGCGTATATGAAAAATCATAAAATTAGAAACGGTAATCCATGCGGCCTTCCTGCAGGTAGGGAAACAGAACTGTATCCGGCAGCAGTCCGGGAATTCATAAGGAGTAATTTTGTCGGAGTGGGGCATCAAGGCATGGCTGACCTACTGAATGAGAAATTTGGGACCAGCTACACCAAAGGACAAATGAAGGCGATTTATGCCAGGTTCAAATTAAACAGCGGTCGAACAGGGCGCTTCCCAAAAGGTCATAAACCTTTCAAGTGCATTCAGAAGGGATGGCGCATATCGCCAGAGACGGAATTCAAAGCAGGACACAAGCCGCACAATTACAGACCGATCGGAACTGAGGTTTTCAGGGATGATGGATATGTCTGGGTGAAGATCGCGGATCCGAATAAGTGGCGACAAAAGCACGTTCTAATATGGGAGGCTGTTAATGGTCCAAGACCTGCAAAGCATGTGATCATATTTGGAGACGGGAACCGGCTGAACTTTGATATTGATAATTTGATTTTAGCATCACAGGCACAACTCGCCGTGTTGAACCATAAAGGACTGATACAGTCCAGTGCAGATCTAACGAGGACGGGGATCCTGATTGCTGATGTCTGTTCGAAGATCTGGCAGCAGGAAAAGAAGGCGAAGAAGCCGAAGCGTGTGAGGGTATAGTCGGAGGGATCCTCCAGAAAGGACAATAAAAATGAACGTAAATACGGGAGAATTGATAAGCGGTGAAGCGCTTAAAGAACTATATGGAGAGCCAATGAACCGTGCAGATCTCCGGGCTGCAGGGTTTACTGATGTACCAAAGAAGCTTCAAGGCGAAGCGGAGCAGGAACTAGGCGGCCAGGATCGCGTTATAGTTGATATGGAAAAGGATACTCCCCTTGTAAATTGGGCGAAGTCTCAGCAGAAGCAAGCTCATGCCGGCGCGAACAGCAAGAAACGACGCAGGATGGCAAAAGAGAGCCGTAAGCAGAATCGAGGTAAATAGATGAAGGCTTTGACGTTATGGCAACCTTGGGCCTGGGCCCTCTTGAAGCAATTGGAATATATTTCTCCTCGGCAACCAATGAAGAGGATTGAGACGCGCAGCTGGAAGACAAATTACCAGGGACCATTGGCCATACATGCTGCGAAGTTTAAGTTGGTTGACCATGAGGTGTATCAGCAGATAGAATCTCAGCTCGATCGCAGGGGTGAAAATGTTGCCTCTACTCAAATGTCTTATCTTGAGAGGGCTATCCCTGCCGAAATGTTCGGCGCTGTACTCGGAGTTGTCACTCTTGCTGACTGTGTCCCGATCGAGAGCCTTTATGGAACTATGTATGACACTCCTCTGGAACGGGCTTGTGGCGATTGGTCTCCGGGCAGATATGGGTGGATATTTACGGATCCTGTGGCATTCAGTAAGCCGGTGCCGGAAACCGGTCGGCAAGGATTGTGGAATTGGTATGGTGAAGGTATTGAATAGCAGAAGATCTAAATTTGAAGGGAGTTATTAAGATGAAAAATGAAATCAAAGCATCCTTAAAGGCTATCACTTTTGCAGAGTTTGTTGAGTACGGGAAAACTCAAACAACGAATATCTATAACGAAATGCCCTGGTCATTCGAATATGAAGGCCATCCGGTAAGCCATGAGACTGATTCATGTTACATAATTTCTGATGGCAGAGCAGGATTTCACTTCACGCCTGATCAGACGCTTATAACCTGGGACAACGAGATCTTTGCATTGAGTAACGATGTGATCAAGGCCATTGCTGACGGTGCTGCAACAGTTAAGGCCGAAGGCTGCAGGTGCGGTGATGTCGCCGGTGATGGTATGATAATAGCCGCCTTGGACAGGGCAGTGGATGATTTGTCTACATTTATATGTAACAATGATGTCCCTGATGAAGACCGATGGGAGGATCAATGGGTCAGAGACGCTATCCTTGCTATGAACGCAGCAACATTTAGGCTCATGGCGGGCAAGTGCTCCAAGTAAGATAATCGAGATATCTCTATATAAAGGTAAGAACTAATAAGCCTAGGCGGGCCGTGAACCTGCCTAGGCATTGGTAATAGACCATTGAAGAGGATTTGAATAGGGTAATACACGGCGCTCGGTACGGAGCATTCGAGCTCGTAATGGGTAGTAAGAAGTGGAGCATCGAGAAAATGTATAGTGAAAATTTCAGAGAAAAGAAATACATATGCGGAAACTTTATGGAGGTCGAAGTCTTCATCAAGCCAGATCGGGAGAAAACATACACCAGGTCGACCAAGGTCAATGAGTCAACCTCCAAGCAGAAAAATCTGAATGATAAAAAAGCAAAGAGATATTTCGTCAGACTGATCCACCTGAACTTCACTGAAGAGGATCTGGCGGTCGACCTGACTTATGACAAAGAGAATATTCCAGAGACAAGGGACGAGATCATCCGGGACGTTAAGAATTATGTCGCTAGGTTGAGGAGAGCCAGAAGGAATGCAGGGCTGCCGTCATCGTTCAGATATGTCTATGTGATATCGAACACTGACAACAACGGTAATAAGGTCAGGTATCACGTTCACATGTATCTGGCCAACATGGACCGAGACCAGGCGGAGAAGCTTTGGGGTAAGGGCATGGCAAATACGGACAGGCTGCAGTTCAACGAGCATGGTGTCGAGGGTAAGTCGATCTACATGGCAAACCAGGCAAAAGGAGATAGATCTTGGGGCAGCTCGGTTGGACTTCTGAAGCCAGAACCAAAGATCAGGGACGGCCGGCTTAAGCCCAGACATATCTCAAGGATGGAGAATAACCCAGAAGACAGGGCTTTGTTTGAGCGGCTGTATCCTGAGTGGATCTTCACAGACTGCACAGTGGACCGGGAGAACGATGAGGGAGAAGGGACATTAAGATTCCTGGTGAAGATGAGGCGTTATCCTCACAGAGTAAAAGGTAAAACCGGGAAGGGAGCTGGAGGCGATGGCATTAAGGGCAGACCGAATCGATGATCTTCCAGAGTCATTAAGACAGCAGGCGCGTGAAAAGCTCGGTGTCAGCTGCAATGTTGCGAAGGATCTCAAATACCACAACATCAGGACTGAAGCTGATGGCCATGTCTTTCCAAGTAGGCATGAGGCTGAGAGATATGGTGAGCTTAAGCTGATGTATCAAGCACGTGAGATCTCTTCTCTGATGATCCAGGTTCCATTCCCTCTGGCGGGAGGTCTCTGCTATATCGCCGACTTTGTATATTACGATATCCGGAGAAGGCGGTTTGTAGTGGAGGATGCCAAGGGAGTGAGGACCAAGGAGTATGTCATGAAGAAGAAGCTCATGAAGGAGATAGGCATTGAGATCGAGGAGGTGTGACAGGCGAGCCAGATGGCAGCCGCCAAAGAACTTCTACAAGCATCAGCGCTGGCTTGATACGAGAGAGGACGTACTGATCAGGGATGACTATCTCTGCCAGCATTGTCTGGCGAAGGGAATCATCAAGGCAGCAACAGAAGTCCATCACATCAAGAAGCTGATCCACTGCACTGAAGATGAGGCATATGATCCGGACAACCTGGTCAGCCTCTGCTGGGAGTGCCATGAGAAGACCAAGGACGGAAAGGCAGACAGCGGACTCGAGAATTATATTTTACCGGTGGAGATACCCCGCCCACCCTCTGCGAGAAATCGCGGATCTCCTTGACCGGGTTGGGGCATTTCTTTTCACTCGAGTTCGCACATGTAAAGGGGGTGAAACAAAAATGGCAAAAAAAATGGAGCCGAGCAAGACGATCGCGATCCGTGAGGAGCTCAGTAAAAATCAGCCTTTGAGCTCAATTCAAGATAGCGTACTTTGTGAGCTGGAAAGGGTCGAATCTATACGAAATAACCTATATAATTCCTACGAAAAAAGCCCTGTTTTAAAGGAATATACGAATAAAAACGGCTCAAAAAACATGGTAGTCAACCCGGCGATCAAAGAATATAAGGCATACAGCAATCAGTTCAACAACCTGATCAAAACGCTGATCATGTCGGTCGGCAGCGGCGGGACATCTGGCAAAAAGAAAGATCGCATTCAGAACTTCTTAGATGCAGGAGCAGAGGATTAATGCTGAACTATATCAACGATTTCCACAAGTTAATAGAGAAGCATCCGGATGACTTCGGAGTGGACATCCACAAACTGAAGAGGCTCACGGAGAAGATGGTGAAGGATAAGAAGATCATCCAGAAACCTCATAAGGTTGAGAGGGTGATCGACTTCTGCCGTGAGTTTCATCATCGTGAAGGCCGGCAGTTTGCCGGGAAGCCGCTTGAACTGGATGTAGCTCAGAAGTATTTCGTCGCCTGTGTGTTCGGGTTTTATACTTTCGACAAGGAGACAAAGGCGGAGATCCGGTATTATACCGAGGCAGTCCTGTTTGTAGCCAGGAAGTGGGGAAAGTCTCTGTTCGTTTCGGCGCTTGCCGACTACATGCTCCTGGCTGATGGAGAGCCAGCCGCCCAGATTTGGAACCTTGCGACGAAGAAGCAGCAGGCAGCCATCGTATACGGCAAGGCAAAACAGATGCTGGAGAGCAGCAGCTTCACGCCGGAGGATGATCCAAAAAGATACTGGAGGACTAAGCGAGATACCGACAACGATGAGATCATCGTCGTGCCGTCGACCGGATCCTACATGAAGGCCGGAAGCAAGAACTCGGAAAGCCAGGACGGACTCAACCCGCATTGTTATACCATCGACGAGCTGCAGGCGATCACGGTAAGAAATACATACGACGTCTTCAGCTCCGCCACCGGTGCCAGGTCTCAGCCCCTTGGACTGATCATCTCATCGTTTGGATTCGTCCGTGAAGGGATTTTCGATAGCATTTTCGAACGCTGCCAGAAGGTACTGGATGGCCAGAGTAAAGAGCGGCTCTTCCCGATGATCTTCCGGATAGACGACAATGACGATTATAGGAATCCGAAGTGCTGGAAAAAAGCGAATCCAGCACTAGGAGAGAGACCGACGATGCGGTACCTGAAGGCGGAATACCAGAAAACTCTGAATGACCCAGCCATGCTCCCGTCTTTCCTTGCGAAGAACCTGAATCGAGCAAGTAATCAGTCAATCATCTATTACGACAAGATCCAGACAGACAAATGCGCATCGAATCTTCACATTGAAGAGGTCGTGGATACCTACGCCGTCGTAGGTGTGGATCTTGCGGAAACGACGGACCTGTGCTGCGCGACGATCATGGTCCCGCTCAATGGACGCCTTAAGATCTTCCAGAAATATTTCATCGCCAGCGCCAGGCTGATCAAGAACTCAAAGCGTGACAAGCAGTCATACGAGAGCTTCACTAAAACAGGATCTGAATGCCCGGTGAACGACGAGCTGCTCCATATCTGTGAAGGATCTAAGGTCAGAAAGTCTGACGTCACGAAATGGATCGTCGACATGGAGGATCAGTACAAGCTCACTTACCTGAAGATCGGATATGACCGATGGCATGCTGATGACTGGCTGGACGGAATGGTTGAAGAGGGAGGATACTCCATCGAGGATAAGGATGGTAACGGTGTCCTTTCCGAAGTCATCCAGGGAGCGAAGACGCTGTCGGAACCGATGAAGGAAACAAGGGTCCTGTTCGAAGATAAGATCATTGAGTATAACCGGCACAACGGACTCTTCCGGTGGTGTGTCAGTAATACTGCGATCCGGGCGGACATTAACAACAATATCCAGCCGAACAAGGCGAAGGCCGCCGGCAGGATTGATGGACTAGTATCGTTCCTGATCGCTTACGTGGCATTCCTGAGATGCGCCCAGGACTTCGTAGATTATCAAGGATGGGAGGAATAGACCTGATGGAAAAGACGACGAAAAAAGAAAGGCTCCTGAGCTTCATCAAAAAGAACAAGCCCGAAATGCTTTACCTGTCCGCAGGATTTTTTATAACGCTTGGTGTGATGATGATCTTTGTGCCGGCGGGATTCATAGCGCTCGGCAGTTATATATTCATAGCACTACTGTTCGCACTGAAAGGATAAGTATCGATGCAATTTAAGCACAATCGAAACTTCGGAATTTCATACAAGAAGATCGGGTTGATCTACTTCACCTGTCTGAATTATTCGACGCAGTCGCAGCGGACAAAAGATAAGGTCCGGCACCTCTGCCTGGAGATCGGCGGGATCCATTCTGAGGCATTATTTGAGGCGGTGACGACGGATCAGACGATGCAGTTTGTGGCCCAGAAATACTTTATGGATGAAAGCGGGCTTTGGAGGTTGTGCAAAAAGTTTTACCTTTCGTGGAATTAGGCTATATCGATTGAAATCAGAGGGCGCAAGCCCTCTTTTAAGTTGCAAGTGGTGACGAATTTTTAAGAGTAGAATTATATTATAAGGATTTTTAGGAGGAGAGGTAGAAATATGGGTTTTCTTTTCGGAGAACGAAGCGCAGCGATGCCGAATAGTAGCCAGAGCATAGCGAAGGTGATCAACCTTCTTGATAGCGGATACTCTCTTTGGGAGGTCAATCGCCGGCTGACGGAGATCCCTGAAGTGAGGAGCGCTGTGAATATGATCGGCGAGATCTGTTCGATTGTACCTCTTGACCATGTGGTCGTGACACCGAAGCCCATGGGCCAGAAGCAGGTTGAGTATGTTAATGGCGGAAGTTTTAACGAAGTGCTTCAGATCCGGGCGAATAAATGGCAGTCGCCGCAGGTATTCAAAACCAATATTATCTCGCGGATGCTTTATAACAACAATGTTTTTGCACTTCCTGAGTGGAGTATGTCTGGAGAGCTCCTGAGTCTGACGCCGCTGCCGTTCACTCAGTTTGAATTTCAGAGCGTTGCTGGGATCGATTGGGTGCTGTTCCCGGATGCTGGAACTGCATTTTTATACTCAGATCTGATCCACCTGCAGCGGTTCCCTGATATCAGGCACGGCATGAAGAGGCAAGCAATCTACACCTATACGGACGTCGTCGGCAGCATGCAGGCTGCATCGATCAAGAAGCTTGAGGCAGACGGAAAGGTCAAGGCGCTGCTGATCGCAAAGAGCGGAGGGCTGAAGGATAAAGACTTCAAAGCCCAGCTTGAAGAATTCAAAGAGACATATCTCACGAGTGAAAATGTAACCGGCCTGGGAATGATTCGTGGAAACTACGAGGTCCAGCAGATAGATCTAAATTCACAATCAATCGATACTGCAACGATGGACGGGCTCACGAATCGGATATACAGCTATCTCGGGACATCCGGAAGAATCATGGACGGAACGGCGAGTGAACTTGAATATCAGCAGTTTGGTATCAGGTGTAAGGCGATCCTGAACCAGCTCTGCGAGGAGCTGACGTTTAAGTCTTTCTCGATGAAAGAGATCCGCATCGGAAACCGTATCGATTACGACGATATGATGCTAGAAATTGTGACGATGGCAGCGAAGACGAACTTCCTCGATAAATCAATCTACCAAGGAACAATGACCAGGAATGAGGGCAGAAAGAGAATCGGTATGTCGTGGATCGAGGGCGGCGATGAGCTCTTGACGAATAAAAATGCTCAAAGCATGAAGGAGGTTACAGATGGCGGTCAATAAAAAAGTCATGGCCTATCACCAGAAAGCTGGTTTTCGGGCCGAAGTGATCGAGAGTGATCAGGGAAACCAGAAGGTAATCCGGGGATATCCCATCGTTTACGGAGCTGTCGCGAAGATCCCGTACCTGGTAAATGGTCAGTTGGAATGGTGGGAGGAAGTTGTCCAGAAGGGAGCGCTTGACGGCGTGGATCTGTCTGGCCTGTTATTTTTCCAGGAACATCTGCCGGAGCTGCTCATGGGACGCAACGGCGTAAACATGAGGGCTATCCCGGATGACACCGGACTGTTTGTCGAAGTTATTCTTCCGGAGACGGTCCCTGCAGACAACCTGTATGAGCTGACCCGGCTCGGGATCCTGACAGACATGAGTCATTACTTCCTTGCAGAAGTAAAAAGCGACTTCGAGGCAAAGCGCGACACCATCGTCAAATTCAAGGAAATTTACGAAGTCAGCGCCGTAGCCCGCGGAGCGTACAAAGAAGCGATTGTTATGGCTTACGAGCCTAACACAGATCCGGCTGGCGAAAGCCGCCCAATGAATTTTTTATTATAGGAGGAAAAGAACGTGAAGAGAGAACTCAAAGAAATCCTGGGCGACATCCGCTCAAAGCAGACCGAATTTGACAACCTGGTAGCACGCAGAAGGGAACTTAAGACACAGCTTCAGGGCCATAGAGATGTGCAAAGCGCCGAATTTGCATCTCTCAGAGGTGAGTATGATGGATCCGATGAAAAGCTCGTCGGACTCATGAAAGAAATGATCGACCTGAGAAGTGAGGCTGCATCCGTCGAGCTGGAAGGAAAACTGAGAGCTTTGCCGATGGCGTCCGAGGCCACAGAAGACGAGAGACTCAAAGTGTTGCAGAGCCAAGCGTATCGCAGTGCATTCTTCCGCTCGCTGTCCGCGAACAAGGTCGCTGAAAAAGATGTCGAGGTCATGGAATTTGGCAAGAGAGCTGTCACTGATGTCAATGGCGGTTCGATCACTTCCGGAGGAGAATACCTGCTTCCAGTCACGACAGTCAACAATATCCACCAGGTCATCGAGGAATACGGCAGAGTCTGGGCGAAAGTAACGAAGTACGGATTCACCGGGATTGTTTCGCTTCCGATCGGATCTGCAAGAACCGAAACGTCTACAGACGGTATCGTGTCCCTGGCGTATACGTTCACTGAAACGACAATCAAACAGGAGGCTATCGTTGCGACGATCGAGGTTAAGAACCTGATCCTGAAGAATTCCATCGCAGCGCTGGAAAACTTCCTGGTCGCAGAGATCGGCAAGTACATCGGCGTCTATCTTGACAATGCAGTGATCAACGGAGATCAGGGAAGCTTTGTTGGTGTCCTGGAAATGATCGCAGCTAAGACCTATACAGCGTTCTCTTATGATACGGTCTGCGACATGCAGGGGGATCTCGATTCTCCTTACGGTGACAACGCAATCTATGTCATGAGACGCAGCATGTTCTTTAAAACGATCAAGAAGCTCAAAGGTTATGACAACGCTCCGATCGTTGCCAACTTCCCGATCGCACAGAAGGTCGGAAACGTATGGTTCATTGAAGGGCAGGAGGTTGTATTCACAAACGTGATGCAGTCAGGGGACATCCTGTACGGAGATATCAAGAACGGGTACGTCGCAAATATCTCCCAGGATACCATGATCGAGCGCAACGAAAGCGAGAAATTCAGCACAGACAAGACCGTGTTCCGTGGCAAGCTCTATGGTGGCGGATCTCCGGTATCTGAAGAGATCGCAGCGGCAGCATTCACCATGTATGTTGTCAGCACAGATGCAGCGGCAGCTCCTACGGCTAACCCGGCAGCTGGAGCAGTGGCAGCAGGCTCATCGATCACTCTGGCTTCCTCGACGACCGGTGCGACAATCTACTATACTCTGGATGGATCTACTCCAACGAGAGATAGTGCGAAGTACAGCAGCACAAACAAACCAAAGATCACTGAAGCCGGCACGCTCAAAGCAATCGCAGTCAAGACCGGAATGGCTGACTCCACAGTTCTGTCTGCAGCATATACCTTGTCCTAGGACCGGGTATAGCGCAGCCTGAATATAGCATCATCGAGGAGGGATTTTGATGGCAGCAATGACACTAGCCGAACTGAAGGAAATGTGTGGCTACTCGCCGCTCGCGCCGAATGGCCCGCTACAGCTGAGAATGACGGCTGCAATTCAGCTTATAGATCTTCCGGACGCACAGCTCGAAAGCCCGCTGGGAAAGCAGCTGATCGCGTTGACCGTTAATGATCTAGCAAACAGCACACCTGCAGAAGTGCAGATGTCACCTGCCTATCAAAACCTCTGGGAGAAGCTCTATATCGCGAGTCTTCAGGGGGTATGACAGTGAGGGCATATAAGGATTACGTTATTGTTCAGAATAAAACAGTCGTTCCTCCTTCAAGTGAAGGACCCTGGAAAGATTTAACCGGTGTGATGTGCCATGTATGGATGGATGGCAGCATCGAAAGTCTTATTGCTCAAGGTAGCACTGCCGTATCAACCGGCAAGTGCTACCTTAAGCCTTTACCGGGTTTATCGGCAAAGAGCCGGATCGTATGGAACGGAGATATCTATTCCGTCGTTGGCGATCCGATCAGGACAGGCCAGGCGGATGAGATCGTGATCAAGATTCAGAGGCAGGTGAAGGGATAATGAATACCGAAGAATCGAAGCAGCTGGCGTACAGCGCCCTGTCAGGGCTTGGAATGCCTATATGGGACGAGAGAAAAGGTGAAGACTCAGAAAAATACATCATCGTCGCAAATATTTACAATGGTGAGGACAACTTTTCGGACGATGAGGCTGGAGAAGAGACGCACCATTTTTACGTTTACTGCTTCGTAAGCCGCGAAGAAAAGAGTCTGCTGGATTCTTATATGGATTCTATAAGAAATGCTCTGAAATCGGCCGGATTTGACCTTGTTCAGCATAATGTGTCGACGATCGATGATCTCCAGAGCGAGTATACCGGCAGATATTCCGAATTTTCCATCTGGGGGTGATAAAGTGGCGAACTGCAAGGCGAATTTTGCGGCAGAGCTTGAGAAAAAGCTGAAAGCTCTGGGTGGTGAACGACTTGATGCGGCTATCCCGGAGGTTTTAGAGGCCGGAGCAGAGGTTTTATATAGCAAGCTGAAGGAAAGCACTGAACGGATGATAAAAGACGGCAGTGGTGAGCTGGTAAAAGCCTTGAAGATCACTAAAGTCAAGACATCGAAGCAGAAAAACAAGTACATAGCAGTCGAATTCAGCGGTTATGACAAGACAAGGATCAGCTCGAAGAATCCGGAAGGCGTCCCGAATGCGATTAAGGCCATGGTTTTTGAGAGAGGCGGTAACGGAGAGGCCGGAAAAGGATTTATGCGGAGGACGGAAATCGCCGCAGCGGACCAGGTAAATGATGTGATGGCCCGCAAACTAGACGAATTTATTAAAAAATCATAGGAGGTACATTATGGCACAGATTGGATTAAAACATTTTGTAGCGGCCAAGAGAGGCTCTGACGGGTCCTATACCGAAGGAAGAGTCCTTGGAACAGCCGTGAAGGCATCAACCAGCATCGACAAGGATGTCCAGAAGAATTATGGGGATGACGGTGTCGTTGACTCTCTTGAGACGGTCACCGGCGGGAAATTGAACATCTCCGCCAACTATATTTCTGACACAGATGAAGCCTGGCTGCTTGGTGCGTCGATCGACGGCAATGGGCAGGTCGTTTCAAACGTCGAGGATGAGGCCATCGACGTCGGTATCGGCTATTGCCGCAAGGTCAGAAAGACTGTAAGCGGAGTGAAGTCGACTGTTTATCAGGGCAGATGGTTCAAAAAAGCGAGATTTGGAGTGCCGTCTGAAGAGGATGAGACAAAAGGCCAGTCGGTTTCGTTTAAGAACCCTGAAATTGAAGCTGAGATCTATGCGGATGATTCCGGTGACTGGAGAGAAAAGCAGGAATTCACAACTGAAGCGGCAGCGGTCGCCTGGCTTGAAAATAAAGCTGGCATCACGACTAGAGTCAGTACTCCTGTGCCGAGTGTAACCGGAGGAATCTATACCGGAACACAGTCCGTAACGCTGGCATGTGCGACATCTGGCGCGACGATCAAATACACTACGGACGGCAGCACGCCTGCAACGGATAACGGAACGACGTACAGCACAGCGATTTCAATCGCATCGACAACCGTCCTGAAGTTCTTTGCATATAAGGCGAGCCTTGAGAACTCTGAACAGGTTGTTGAGACCTACATTATCAACTAAGACTGCGGGGGCATGAAATGAAACTGGGAAATAAAGAATACAAGCTGGCATATACCATGTCAGCTTTGGACGCTATCGAGGAACGGGCTGGAGACATTGAGAGGCTTGACGTGCTGATGCAGGGCAAGGGAAGATTCGGAAATGTTGTCTGGCTCGTGACCCTCGGGATCAATTCGTGGATCACCAGGGAAAAGGCGCTGGATCCGGACTATGATGTCAAAAGAGTTTCGGAGGAACATGTCGGGGCGCTTCTCGACTGGAAAAATCCGACGCCGATCGTCAACGAGATCCTAAAGGCATTCGAAGAAAATGCGACGCCTCCGAGTAATCTCGCAGATGAAGAGGAAGACGAAGACCCAAACTAAATGAACGCATGAGCATGAGAGAAATGCTCATGCGTTACGAGTATCTGGCGGTAACCGTCTTAGGGAGATCTATCAGGGAATTTAGGAATATGACGATCGGAGAGTTGATTGCTCAGAAGCGGGTCCACTATGAATGGCATGGAATTCAAAAAAATAGCGATCAGGACGAGATCGACGGGATGTTTTAGGAGGTATAGCCATGTCTGAAAAAGCAGGTTTATCGCTGTCAGTTGATGGCGAGGCAGAATTTAAGAAGGCATTGCAGCAGATCGGCTCCAATCTGAAGGTTGTGAATTCAGAGCTGGGGCTTGTTGCGTCTTCCTATGGCAGCAATAATAAATCGGCCAAGAGCTTAAGTGCTACGAATTCGGTTCTGAATAAGCAGATCGATGAGCAGGCTAAAAAGGTCAGCGTTCTTGAGAAAGCTCTTGAGAATGCGAAAAAAGAGTACGGTGAGGACTCGCTTAAGACGAAAGCCTGGGAAGAGAAACTCAACCGCGCCAATGCTGAGTTGAATAAACAAAAATCTCAGCTTGATACCAACGAGAAGGCGATGAAGGATTATGGCCGTGCTCAGGTCACAGCTGCTAAGAATAGCGAAGAATTCAAAACGGCACAGGAAAAGCTCAGAGGTGCATTCAACCTTGTAAAGGCTGCCGCAGCGGGGATCACGCTCGCCATGGGCGGCCTCGCCTCATCGGCTATGAGTAACGCTGACGAGCTGCAGGCGATGTCTGATAAGACAGGCGTGAGTGCAGAAAGGCTTCAGGAGCTCCAGTATGCCGGATCGAATTTAGGTGTTGAGCTGGAAACGATCACCGGAGCACAGGCGAAGCTGACGAAGTCAATGTCTGCAGCGCAAAAAGGATCCGGAGCCCAGGCAGAAGCATTTGCACAGCTGGGGGTAAAGACCACGTTATCCAACGGCCATTTGCGTGATAGCAATGCCGTGATGTTGGATACATTCAACGCCTTGAACATGATGGAAAACGAAACTGAAAGAAATGCTCTGTCAATGCAGCTGTTCGGTAAATCAGCTATGGAACTGAATCCGCTCATCGTAGCCGGAGGAGATGAACTTAATCGGCTGGCGCAGGAAGCAAGAGACACTGGCGCTGTCATGTCTAATGAAGCCGTCGCTGGCCTCGATACCTTTGGAGATGCCCTTGGAAATTTGAAGTCGTCTATGGTCGGAAAATTCGGTGAAGCATTTTCAGAGCTTGCTCCAACGCTGACGGATCTGGCTGATGAGCTGAAGAAAGTTGACTTGACACCTCTTGTTGATGGCCTTAAATGGGTCCTGAAGAATGCCAACACGATCGCGGCGGGTCTAGTGGCCATCGGTGCCGGAATGGCAGCATGGAACGTCGTAACGACGATTCAGGCGGTCGTAGGAGCCATGAAAACATGGCAGGTCGCAACAGAAGGCCTCACGATTGCTCAGAGGCTCATGAATGTTGCCATGATGATGAACCCAATCGGGCTGATCGTAACCGCAATTGCCGCCCTGGTCGCCGGGATCATCTACCTATGGACCACGAATGAAGGCTTTCGGAATGCTGTCATAGCGATATTTGGGAGCATCAAAGATGCTGTTGGCGGTGCCATCAAGAAGATCAAGGGCGTTATCACGGGGCTGGCGGACATATTTTCGAACCTACCGGAGACATTCGGAAGAATCGGAATAAACATTATTTCCGGCCTGTGGGGCGGGATCTCTTCGAAAGTGAAGTGGCTCATGGACAAGCTGAAGGGATTTGCAGAAGGGATCACGAAAAAGGTTAAGAGCATTCTTGGGATTAATTCGCCTAGTAAGGTTTTTGAGGGCATAGGAAAGAACATGGCCGCCGGCATGGAACTCGGACTTGGCAAGTCTCCGATGGCACTCTTGGAGCAAAAAACCGTGATCAGACATGATGGAACGATCCTGCTTAAGGGAGTCAGCGACAAGGACGAGTTTGTTGCAGCGTCGACGATGGTCATGAATAATGACTCGTTTGAGATGGCCAGACAGTGGAGGAGGAATAAGTAATGAGATATCTTAAGAATTCCGATGCTGAAAGCCTCGATGTTTTTATCATAAAAGCCAGGCCGGCGCCGATTAAGAATGAGTCTACAGGAAACATGCTGAATGGGAAATGGTTCGTCCAGACGATCGGAACAAAAGCTGAGAAGGTCATCATGCAGCTTGTATGTTCATGGGAGGTAGTCCAGGAACTTCTTGGATACGCTGATACGAAGGAATATCTGACGATCGGGTTCCTTGATTTTGTGAAGACAGGATTCATTATTGGGCAACCGGCATATGAAATCCAGTCCAAAAGATCGGATCCAAGGTATGTTGTAGACTTTGAATTGGCGGTGATGCCAGATGTATAATGCGGACCAGATTCTTATCGATAGGTTATATAACAATATCCAGACGCCGGAGAACAATAATGATCCCCGGCCTTTGGCATATATAACCCGAAACAGAACTGCAATCTCATCTCAGAGATTTTGGGAAAAACAGTCCATAATCTCGTCAGTCGGATCCAGAGCGAGTATCGCCGTAAGACGTCCCAAAGGATCATTTTTAGCAGATATGATTTTCACTGCTCAGGTAATCGATGGTGATGCAGTTATTCGTTATGCAGTACCCAGGGGAAATCTCGAAGATATGCGATGGTCAGTCCTGACAACAATTGATAATATATCAGAGCTCTCAATTATGTTTGATGGATTTATGGAAATAAATTCAGAGAGAGTCGAAGCCTTTACAAAGGATGATCTTCCATATGTATTTTTTGTTGACACTTCAGGGTCGCTTAAATTGAAGAATCTTAATTCTAATTCAACGGATATCACTATTTCCGATGATGCCGTAAATGTCGCCAGTGTCCGAGGTTTGTATTCGGAATCAGTAGATGACGGGATATGGGTATTCTACACAAATAGCGCCGGCGAGCTTTGGGAGGCTCGAATTTTTGAAGGCGAGGTCGCGGAATTGACGGAGATCACGATGAAGCCGTCCGGCGTAACAGGTTGGCAGGATTGCTGGGCGGGCCTCACGTTTGATTACAGGGTGGTTCTGCAGCTAAAGGGAGACGACGGAAAAGTTTATACTCTTTTAAGCGCATCAAGGCCAAGCGGATATCCGGGCACTGAATACGTCTTTTATAGGGTAAAAATGCCAGGGAAATTCTTTGCGACCTGCGGTTATCCGCCGCCTACAGTCACGGTGGGATATAACATAAACGACAATCCTGGATCGGTGTATCTCGAATTTGACAGCGAGGTTTTTGTCTACTCAACGCGATTCAACAGGGTTTGGATCCAAGGCGGAGACGGGACGAAACGATACCCGACAAGCATTATAAAAGTATCGCAAAACAAGATCAAAATGGTATTCGGGAGCGATTTCATAGGACTTCCAGGACCGCATTATATCGATTACAATCCGAGCGTCGGCGGGTGTTTTGGATCCCAAGACATGCAATCCGATCTAGGATTTGAGATCTTCCTGATTGGTGTCGACAAAAGATACCAAAGCGTCGATTATCCATTAAGCGTTTCACAATCATTCGCCGCGACGCTCGAAAAGGCGTTCGACGGGAAAATGTACGGGGTTGAAAACGTCGGATATCTCGTCACATTAACACAGAATTTCGGAGGATCCCTTATCGAAATAACCAGAGTAAACGGATACGAAACCGAATATGTAACTTACGCTGTAAATGTCGGTCAAACAATAGCCGCAACCGTAACCGATACAAGCGGAACACCAATTTAAGGAGGTTTATCAAATGGAATCATTAGATGTAAGAATGCCGGTTGATTTGCACAATTTTTTCGTTATTGAATGCAGGGACGCAGAATCGGGCGAGCTGATCGAAAGAGGATACGCCGAGAACATCGTATTAAATAAATTTTATTCTGCGATGATCACGACGGGCGACACCGGAAACGGATTTAATAATATCCAGATCGGATCAAGCAGTGCCGCGCCCGACGCTTCTCAAACGGGGCTGCAGGCTTTGATTGGGACGGGAAGCGTGACATTGACGAAAAGCACTACCCAATATGCAGTTGGAGGGACAGGCATAATTACTTTTACTGGATCATGGGTGATCGCTGCTTCGTCATATGTCGGCCAGACATTCAGAGAGGTTGGGATTGACGCATGGACGAGAGCGCTGCTGCAGGACGCCAACGGAAACCCGCTTGAAATTGCGAAAACGGATACCATGGTGGTCACGATATACGCAACGGTATATTTGACAATCCCGGAAACGATCAGCGGGTTTAAATTCGGACTCGGGGCGACGAATTGGTACTATGACGATTCAGTTAATTTTTTGAATAGCTTTGGATCCATGGTATTTTCAAACTGCCGCAAAGATCGGTCATGGAAAGAAGCTGCGGACAATAGCCCAATTTCTGAAGGCACGGCAACTTTTACGGCTTCATGGACCGCAGACGCCGCAAACAAATTAAGAAATTATACCTACGGCACTATTCAAGCCAGCGAAGCAAATTTATCCGGAGGAATCCGGTGTGTCAGAATCAATACGCTTGAGATCCCACTTCCAAACGATCTATTCACTCAATCCGTTATCGTAAAAGAGGTCGTCGGAACCGGCGACGGTTCGACAAAGGAATTCAATTCAGTTTTCGGGTGGGTTAAGAACAACGGCACCTTGCACGTCTACGTTAACGATGTCGAAACGACCGATTTTACACCGATGTACAACAAGCCGGCAAAAGCTGCAGCCTTAACGGAAATGCGACGCAGAAACACGCTGAACGGATTTACGGGAGTCGTGGAAAATTGTTCCGGAAGACCGATCTTGAGCTTTAAAAATGTGAACTATAACACGGCTCTTTATGTTTCAAACGATGGAACGAATTGGACTTTCCTAAGTAATATCACCTACAACACGACATACAACATTCCGTTGGCCTATCAAAATTATAAATATTGGAGGGATAACGGACGGACGGACGATCTAAGTATGGCGTCACAGGTAACGTGGACTTTCGGCGGTGGAGATATCGTTTTCAATGCTGCTCCGAGCTCAGGTGCCACAGTCACGATGTCATATCAGCCGGATTGCATCGCGAAAAATTCCGACAAACTGATCAAGAACATTGCTTATAAGATAGGCTTATCTTACTGACGAGGAGGTGTGATCATGGCGCTTACATGGGAGGGATTTCTGGATGATGCGAGGCTCGGAAATGTCGGCGGGACCTTTGAATATTTCGATACGGCAGCGCAGGCGGTTATAATCCGGGATACGGACGATGCCCTGATCAGCACCTATGAAGAGGTGCTCCTGGGCCGGTGGTTTGACTGTGACTTTGCTAATAATCTCCGGATCGGAAACTTCGGGCTTTCGCAGTTCGTCCCACGACACAATTACAACGGCGAAGTCTGGGCAGTCGGGATTATTCCCGAGGATGTTGATGCCGAGACGGGACGATTCCCAACACCTGCGGTCGACGCGGGTTTTTACCTTTTCCGGTATAAATACTATGAGGATTTGACCCCAAGACTTGAAAGTTTTGATACTTCAGAGCAGAGCGAGAACCAGATCAAGGATGCTGGATTTGTTGTTAAAAATATCGGTGAAGAGGAGCTGAATCGGAAGACGTCTATATTTGCACCGGGATCCAGGATTGTCTTGAAACTGGGGATGGGGGACAGCCAGAAGATGTATCTGGCCATGATATACCTTGATGAAGTTGACTGGGCGCAGGGCAGCGCATCGATGCGGATCGCCGGCAGAAATGGAATTGGATACTATCTGAGTGAGCAAAGCTTTGATGAGACGAACAGCTTCAGCGGTACCAGGTCAACGGTGACCTATGCCATCCTGGAATACTCCGGAGCCGACATGACAAAGGTTGTGATCGAATCGGATTCAACCGCATCCGCTCCGAAGTTTGATCCAACGGATAAGATCCGGGACGGCCTCAATAAAATATTTACTGTCTGGGGCTGGAAGATGATCGAGACTCCGGGCGGAATGATTGTTATAGGGACGCCGGCATTTCTCGAAACCTATGCACCTGTAGCGACTCATTCCTTCGCAGCCGATGAATGCTTCACAAGAGGGATCAATCAAAGGGCAGACGGAGCATATAGCCGGATCGCCCTGCAGTCACAGATCGGCGCGACTGAAACGACAGAAGCATTTACTCGGACCGTGTACCAGAATATCGGATATTTTGACGGCTGGAACATCGGAAACCGGAGGACCCTCTATATCAAGGTTCTTGATGATCAGTCGGAAGCGGATATGACGTCCCTGGCCGCACAATATGCGAAGGCATATCAATATATCGGGGTCAACATGAGCCGAGAGATTCCGATTCATCCGGAGATCTCAACCGGCGATGTACTTGAGCTCACGGATGCCGGGGATGAGGAATATATCCTGACTGGAATAATAACCGGCGTGAGTCACAAGGTTGATTTCCTGACAGGATCTGCAAAGACAACCTTGAGCGTGGACTCCGGAGGGACGATCGAGGAAGGAAGCATCATCAAGACTTATACTGCGGCCGATGTCACCGGAGATACCAGGCAGAGGGAATTGATCGATGTGATCCGGAAGGCTTCGAAAAAAAATGGATAGAAAAATTGATTATGGGAGGATGTAGGAGATGGCGGATTTTACTTTAAAAAGAGGAGATACATTTCAATATACCGTACCGTTTAAGGACGCTGACGGAGATCCGATTACCGGTGCATCGGGTAAGTTGAAATCACAGATCAGGGATCCGGCAGGGAATTTAATTACAGAGGTCGATATTTCCGAAACGTCGACGGCAGGGACATATCTTTTTAAGGTAGCTGATACCCAGGACTGGCCTGTTGATGTTCTTGAGACGGATTTCGAATATACGGATAACGATGTAACGACATCATCTAGGACATTGTTCATTTCGGTTGAAAAGGATGTGACGCACGAATGAGCGATATCAACTTAACGATCATGCCGCCGCCAAAAATCGAAGTTGTAATCGAGACGGCAGCGCCAGCGGTAATGGAGATTCAGCCTATCATGCCGGGCCCGAAAGGTGACAGAGGAGATCCTGGCGAGGAAGGTGATCCGGGCGACGTTGGTCCACTAGGACCTAGGGGAGAAACAGGGGCGCAAGGGCCTCAAGGGATACAGGGGCCTGCCGGCGCGACAGGTCCACGGGGCGAAACGGGCGCACAGGGTCCAAAAGGAGACACCGGATCGCAAGGCCCGAAAGGTGATACTGGAGCCACCGGAGCTCAAGGACCTCAAGGTATACAGGGTTTGACCGGGCAAACCGGCCCGAAAGGCGATAAGGGTGATACCGGCGGGCAAGGCTTGCAGGGTATACAAGGCATTCAGGGCCCTGCAGGCGAAACTGGAGCGCAAGGCCTTCAGGGAATCCAGGGTGAAAACGGACTGAAGGGAGATAAAGGGGATAAGGGAGACGCCGGCCCGCAAAACCTTTTCATTCAGCCGGAAGCGCCAACAGTGGACGGTGAATATCTGTGGGTGCAGACTGGACTCGCTGGCGGTGGCGTAACGATATGGGTAGAGGATGGTGAAGAAGGATGACGCTACAAAATATTTTAGGAAACCTGGCACTAGATGAGACTGTTGAAGAGGTCAGAGTTCTTGTCGATTCCCTCAATACGCTCCTGTCAACGCTGAACAGTAAAGTCAACCTGAACGACGAGAGCAGGATAAAGGTTGCATCGCAGCCGTCGCTCTATGATCTGGTTACGGGGAATATCACCGCTTCCGGCGGCACGGTAACAATGGATGTGACCAATATGTCGAACGTCGTGCTTCATTGCAAGCCGAGCGGATCAGTGGCGGGGCATAACTGCACGTTTGAGGGTTCGCTCGACAGCACCACCGGAGCTGATGGAACCTGGTTCACGATACAGGCCGTCAGAACCAACGCAAACACGGTTGAAACCACGACCGGAGCACTCGCTGCAGCTCCTGTATATGGGTGGGAATTGTCGGTGAACGCTACCAGGTGGATAAGGATCAGAGCGACCGCTCACACATCCGGCACCATGACTTGGATGCTGCAGGCAGGATCCTATGCTACGGAGCCGATCCCTGCCGTTCAGGCTCATGCAGTCACGCTTACGTCAACGACTGCAAATATCGGAACGGTCGCTCCTACCGCATACGCAGACACCACCACAGTGCTTGCGGCATCGGCTACCTACACAGGTACGTCGAGAGATGCAGGCTCAACCATCGGATATGAGACGTTTGTGGCAAGGGCTTACTCTGATCAAGCGGGAACGCTGTACATAGATGACAGCACTGATAACTCGACGTGGAGACAGGTCGCATCGGTAGCTGTAACTGCAGGAGAGTGCAAGACGCTTGAGGCGAGGATCACGGCAAGGTATAACAGGGTGCGGTATGTAAACGGAGCCACGATCCAAACAGTATTCAGAGTGACAAGTGCTCTGCACAGGATATAGGAGGTTGTCATGGACGAAAGATATGCACATATCACCTGCAGGTGTGGTCAGAAATTCCAGATCCTCAGAGAGACTGTCTCGGAGGACGGAGAGACCGCCGTAGATTGGGACGAGCTGGCGACAGCGGAGGCGTACAGTAACCACGGGTGTGAGGAGGTAACGAAATGATTCAGCAATCAAAATTAAGCAGTAAAGCATTTCCCCTGGCAGATCCTGCGGTATGGTTGATCGGTGAAACCGAGGGTGTCGATTGGGTGTTCCTGGGGAGGCTCGCGTATTACGCGAAATGGTGCTATGAACATGGGCTGACGAAGGTCAAGCAGATGCGGATCAACACCGGGATCCGGACAGACGCCTTCCAGCAGATCTTATATGAAGAGGCGCAGACATATAAGATTACCAAGAAGCTCGGCAAATATAAAGTAAAGAATGCGCAGAGGGCGGGGCACAGCTTCCATGGAGAGCATATCTGCCTTGCCGTGGACGTGGACAAGTCTCATCCGTTCTATAAGGCAAGCAATGAAGATTTGGCCTTATTCGGACTCTGCAAGCCGCTAATCAGCATCGGAGAGGTGTGGCACGGTCAGCCGATCGAGACGGCGAAGCTTGGATCTGACGCAGCCGTTTCTGCCGTTAAGGCGCTGGCGCCAGTAGATCTCGCCCCGCTTCTGAAGGCAAGATTCGGCCTGGCTGAAGCGACGATCGATTACATAGGTGCTTACAAGTATGCTGTGGCTCTCGCGGAGGCCCTGCTGGCCGGGAAAAAGGATTTCACGGCGGAAACCACGAAATACCTGTACGGATATAAATATTGGGAAACCCTGCGGGAAAAGCTCGGGTTGTAAGGAGGCATGGATGGACTGGACTTCAATAATTGTGGCGGTGATCGCTCTGGCTGGTACCTGCACCGGCAGCATCTATGGAATTAAAAAATCAAACAGCCTGATCGTGTATCGCATGGATCAGCTGGAAGCGAAAGTGGACAAGCACAATAATGTCGTAGAGCGCATGTATAAGGTGGAGCAGTGCATCTGCGTCCAGGAAGAGCAGATAAAGGTTGCCAATAACCGCATAAAGGATCTGGAGGCGAAACCATGAGATTCAGCAAGAAAATAGTGATTCTGATAGTCGTGCTCAATATGATCTTTGCGGCAGCAGTGCTGATCGTGTTCTGGCACACAAGCAGCGAACCGTCGGCCCTCGTCGGTGCCTGGTTTGCATTTACCACTGGAGAACTTTGGGCCTTGTCTAAGGTCACGAGAGAAAAAAACAAGATCAAAAAAGAAAGTGAGGAAAAACAGGTATGACGGATTTTATTCTCAATTACAGTAGTGAGATCGGTGCCTTGCTGGTATCGCTGGCCATGGTGATCTGGGCGGTCTATACCCGGAGCTGGGCGGTCCTTCAGGTCGCAGCCTATAAGCTGATGCTTTCGGCAGAGAAGCTTATGGCCACTGAAGAGGGAACGGAGAAGATGGAAGAGGTATACGCTGCCGTCTGGTCAAAGATCCCGAAGTGGGTGAAGAAGTTTGTGACGGAGAAGACGCTGAGAGAGAAGCTGCAGGACTGGTATAATATAGCACGGAACAGTCTCGGCGGTGACCATGACGAATCGCAAACAAGTACAAATACATAATATAAATAGTAAAGCTCCCAGGAGAAGATCCGGGAGCTTTTATTTCTTTAGTTTCAATTTCGACAATATTCGTGTAGATTTCGACAATTTACAAATTGTAACATTGATTCGGAAACTTTCCGGTGATACCCTTGAATTCGGCTGACTCCCTACTTTATTACACTATAGATTTCGTCAACCTTGCGATCTAAAGCGAGTGCCAGCCTCCATAATGTGTAAATAGTCGGGGTAGATCGATTGTTCTCATAATCACTGATCATATTGATATGGACATCCGATTTTAAGGCCAGTTCAGCCTGAGTCATACGGGCGTACTCTCTTAATTCTTTTAGGTTACATCTCAATACCATGATCATATCTCCCTTGCTATTACCCAATTATATATAAGATTAGATAATTTTGGTATCAGCTACTTAGCTGATTAAATTCAGCGAAGTAGCTGATATGCAGGAGGTATTCTATGAATAGTGAGTAAAAAGAATGATTTGGAAAAGCGTGTTTGGGGGAATCTTTAAAAGGGAAACATATTGAACGGTTTTGAATGGAGGATCGGTCATGGATTTGATTGGTAGTTACAGTGATCAAGAATTTGGACCTGTAAAATTATTGATGCTTCAAGAAGAAACGGCATCTTCTTGGAATGACATAAAAGATGATTTGAGCGACAGTGTTGAAGAAGAAAATAAGGTCGTTGTTCACAGATTGTTCACAGACTTTATAAAATTATGTGAATTCGCTTAAGCTGATATAAAAAATAAGACATAAAAAACGTTGAAATATCAACGAAAGTAAACTGGGTTAAAATGAGAAGTGATTCGAAAATGATGACTCGAAATCAGTTTGAGGGCAACCTCACGTGGGTTCGAATCCCACCTTCTCCGCCAATAAAAAAGTGGGGTTGTGCACAAAATGTGCACAACCCCGCTTTTTTATTTCGTAAATCACGGGTGGGATTCGAAACCGAAAGGGCGCGACTGTCGAGAGAAAGCCCTGTGGGCTTTCGAACAAGGAGCGGTCCAAGCTGTCTGAGATAGACAGCGCCGGACGGCAGATGCGAAGCAACTGCGAAATCCAACCTTCTCCGCCAATAGCAAAACACCCATCCATGTGATGGGTGTTTGCTGTTTTTGAATCGTTGGGATTCGAACAGAAAAATTCGACCCAGCTGAAGCTGGCGAATTTCAGTATGGCATCTACCATACATTTATCGTGAATGGCTTGAAGATAAATATGGTTAGGTGCGCAATCCGAAAGGGCGCGACTGTCGAGAGAAAGCCCTGTGGGCTTTCGTTCATAAGCCCTCCGGGCTTTCAC